CCCCAATAAGTTTACCCCTTCCACCTGCAATATTTTTTAAACCACCAAGTCCTCTTTTGAGCATGCCTGGTTTTGTTTTTCCACCTTTAGTACCCTTAGTACTATCTGAGAATGCTTCAAGAGACTTCTGTGTTCCTTTAAACCCAAGATAACCTGCAGCTGGAGCTCCAGCAGCTGCTAGAAGTTGAGCAAATCTACCAGTTAGGAGTGTAGCTCCAAATTTATTATTTTCATCTCCACCTTTTACATTATTAAGAGCGCCTCCAAGTACCAATGTTCTTAACAGTTTATTAGTTGTCTGAACACCTTCGTTAACTTCTTCAGTTTCTTTTAGTTCCTTTCTTGCGATTTTTATTGCAGGGTCTTGTTCTTGAGTATCTCCAGCAATTGAAGCTGCAATACCTTCCTCACCACCAAAGGAGAAAGCACTAGCGATACTGCCAGACAAGTCTTTGTTTCCAAATATCTTACCTACTGCATCTACCTTATCAACAACTGTATCTAAAGTTCCTAATAAATCAAAACCTGTAAGTTCTTTAAGTCCTTGACCGAACATAGTAAACTTAGTATCTTGTTCTGCAATTTCTTTTGATTGTTTTTCAACGGTCTCATTAAGTTTGTCTAAATTAGATTTAGACTTATCCATTAAGTTTTTCTGTACTTCTAATTCTTCTCTCTTAGTATCATAAATTTCAGTTTCAAACTTTAGAAGACTTGCAGATTGTTTTTTCTTTTCTTCCAAAAGTTCTTTATGTTTCTTCTCATCACCAAAACCTTCTGCACGGATACTATCATATTCAAGTTGTTGTATTTTATCTCTGTAGTCTTGAATCTTTTTACGGTTTTTAATTTCTGCTTCTGCAATTTCCTGTTCTAGTGTTATTGCTTTTAATTGATTTAGACTATATGTATCTTGTGCAAGTTTAAGTTTGTCTACAAATCCAGTACTTCCACTAAGTCTATCTAAACCTTCTGAGAGTTTTTTATATTCTGTTGTAGTCTTATCTACATTATCAGAAGTTGCTTTAACTATTTGTTGAGTATAGTTCTGTAGTTCTTTAGCATTTGCGGCCGCCTTAAAAGAACCTTTAGTAGTTTCTCTTAAGTCTGCAATAGTTTTTGCAAGTGGAGTGTTAACCTCTTGTAAATTTGAGACGACATTTTTAAATTTCTTACTAAACTGTTCTGTAGTCTTAGCAAGGTCTTGTGCATTTTGTTGTCTTAGTATGTTTATGCTATCGTCTGCCATGGGGATACCTTATTACTTACCTTTACTATATGCTTGTGAACCAAAGAATGCAGCTACGATACCTGCAACTGCAACAAAGTATGTTGCGGCCATATCACCGAGTATTTTAGATGCTTGGTCTAGTCCGATTACATCTGCAAGAACAACTGCAAAAGGATATAACAGTAATCCACCTAGTGCGAACCATGTCATATTTCTTTGTGCATCTCTCATTGCATCGGCATCTTCTAGTTCTTTTCTTTTGAACTCTAGATACATTTGTTCTTCTTCTTTTGAAACCTTCCCATCACCATTTGTATCGGCAGGATGGAATTCTTTTTTGTCTTCATCACTCATAATTTGTGTCCTCTATATTATGAATCACTTAAGCATAACCAAAATTAACTTTGTTGTTCTTGTCTAATCCTCTCTCGTTCTTCTTCTAAATGATTGACAAGAAGTTTTACATATATCTCCCTTTCCCATGGTATCATTTCTTCTAATTCTGTTAATGAGTACTTGTGTTCCTGCATTAACTGAAAGTTAGATTGATAATAACCAACTAAACTCTCATGAGAAAGAGATATTAAAAAAAAGAGTTAAGTCCTTGTAGTACTTTTTCTTGTTTAGTACCACATAACTCACAAGTATACCCAATATTTTCCTTCAATGAAGGTGTTTGTATGAAATACTCATTTACTTTTTCTAACTGTTCTAGTGTAAGGGACTCTACAAACTCTTTTAAGTCAGAACTTTGTACATCTTTACACTCATAAACTTCATTTTCGTCAAATATAGTTTCTATACCATACATAACTGTTGCAATTAGACGGTCATCAGTGTCTTCTATGCCTTCTACTATGGATAATTCTCCAACTGTAGGGTATTTTAACACTAAACCTAAGTTATCTGTTAACATAAGTTTAGAATCTAGTGGATTTTCAGTAAGTTTAACTTCATTTAAGTTAATTTCTGCACTTCCACTACCTGTACAGTCTTCTTCTCCACATAAAAACTTAACTTTAGTAGTTTCACCTACAGATTTAGTTCTAATTTGTAAAAACAAGTACTCTAAATCAAATAAAGAAAGTTTATTTGCATCAATCTTACCAAAAGTCACACTTTCAATCAATTGAGTGAGTGCTTCTGCAATTTCTTTACCGTCTTCACTCTCTTTTGCAATCAAAAGATACTTCTGTTCTTTAACTAAGAAAGGTCTATACTTAACTTCTCTTCCATCACTTAAATTGCACACATATGTTGGTGCAGCTTGGATTGGTAATCCCATAATTTACTCCATATTTTATTAACCACCAAATAAACTACTAAAATCTCTTAATGAGTCTTTTAGTCTGTTTACTTGCGAATCATATTTATTAAATCTCTTAAGGTATTTTTCTGCCCTATCGTCACCAAACTGGGCTGCAAGTCCTAGACCTTCTAAAATACCATCAAATCTTCTTCTACCACTATTTAGACCACTAGGATTAACTTTATTATTACCGTTGTACACACTATGTAAGTCTGATAAGTCTGCAACTAATTTTGCATCTTTATATTCTGTAGTAAAATGTTGAAATGCCATGGTGACTGAAAATAATAACATATCAGCACTATCCATTGATAGAGTTTGTACTGCAATTGCTTTTGGAAATGCATTATGTAATGTATTCTTAACTGTTGTCGTTCCTTCACCCATTCTTCCGTCTCTTCTTAAATGTTCAATTTCAACACTTCCATGGTATGAAATAGGATATTGGAACACTGGAAGTTTATTTCTTTCGTGTGATACTGAATTATAGTCACCGTCAGTTAAAGGTGCAGTATCAGTAGATACAATATAATCCATCCATGCTTGTAATATCTTTCTGTCTAAGAAATCGGTATCACAATAGAATGATATTTCCATTTCATGCATATCATTGACAACACCTGTTGGAACTATTTTAGTTTTTCCTACTGGAGAATATCCTTCAGTTTCTATTGTCCTTGAAGGTAAAGAAGCATTTCTACACCTTACACCTTCTAGTGAAAGACTTACAGCATTTGAGTTGGTGCCAGATAACAATGTTATATTTTCATTGCCGGCTTTGTCTTCAAACTCTTCAGGGATTATTTTTCTATCCATGGAAGTATTTCTAGTTTTATATAAAGTAGGCCCAAAGAAGTTTACTCTGAACTGGTTTGTCATTGCAGGAGTAGATAAGTTTGCCATTAACTTGTCTATAGAAAAACTTGGTCGTGAACTTATTCTTTTTGATTCAGCATTAGCTGCATCACTTCTTAGTCCTTCTTGTAATGCTTCAACATCTATCTTTGGTTGAACATCTTTGGTACTTGGTATTTTATATTTTTTTATTTCCATTAATAACTCTCTACTTTTATCCTACTATCTTTGTAAACTGTATGTGCATTTGTACTGTTAGTAAACTTATAAGCTGGTAGTAAACTTACAATATCCCAATCACTGTATGGCACTTCTTTAATTTGTCCTTGTATTTCAGATGTAAGATATCTTTTAATACAAGGCCTTGCCCATTTTAACTTAGCAGACTTACGAATTAAATCATAACTCATTTGTATCCTTGTATCCTCTTCATCTTGACCGTCAAAGTCTCTAGTATATCTTAATAATTCTGTTAACAATTCTACCCTTCTTAATGGGTGAATGTAATGTAAATTCAATCCATAAAAACCATCTGTTGTAAATCTAAATGGTATGACTAATGGAAATCTATCATAGTAAGGTAGTACATCTCTCCATTTTGCAATGTATGAGAACATAAACATTCCTCCTATGATTGGTCTATCTTTATCAATATAATTTTCAGAGTATTCTTCTCTTATTCTAGAATTTATTTTCATAGACCCTATCGCACCTCTAAACCAGTTTAAAGATTCTTGCGATTGTCGTTTTAACTCAGCAGGAGTCATTGCACTAAGACGTGTGACAAGATTAATCATAATACTATTTATAGTTAAAAGGAATAATTTAGTAGAGATTCTTCTGTAAATTTAATTTCTTTTACAGTTTGCATAACCTTAATACTGTTTGCATACATTTCGGGTCTGTCTTCTGAAACATGCATCTCAATCATGTTAGGTGTAATAACTGCAAACATGTTATTACCACTCTTAGAATACAAACCTAACCAAGTATCAAAATCAAGTGTTTCGTTTGAAGTAGATTCTTTATCCCATAGAACAAACTCTTGGTCTAACTTATTTAAATGTATGAGTGCATGAACTCTATGGGTGCCAGGGTGGACAACCCATTTGTTATTATTCATATAGGCTTGAGGAACAGAATACAATCCTTTAGTTTTAATCTCATTGATTAACCATATAAGTTTTGTTGCATGAAAGTTTTCGTTGTATTCATAGATATCCATTTTCTCTCTGAAGTTTTCTGCAACAACTGGTTCTAGTTCTTTGTTTTCTAGTAAATGTTTTGCTAGTCTTATATGGTCTTCAGGTCTAGGTTCCCAATCGTTTTCTAGTGCTTCACCCAATGTGACTAATTTGGGTTTGACCACTAACCCATCAAATATTGTTCTAAGCTCGTCTATATCATTTTGGGTGTTTAAGTGCTTAATCTCTTCCATTTAAATATCCCTCTACTAGTTTTATATCGTTAGGTGTGTCTACAGATAATCCGATATCATTAACCTCTACCATTTTAACTTTATATCCATTCTCTATGTATCTAAACATTTCTACATTCTCTCTTTTTTCAAACTCACCTCTAGTAAGTGTTGAGAACATTGATAACATGTCTCTACTGAATGCATACAATCCCATTTGTTGATAAGGTGAAATAGGTAGTCTAGAAAAATGAGTTGCATAGTTATCTTTATTGAATGCAACTTTAACAACATTTATATCACTGTTTTTATAATCTTGTTCTATTTTAACATATGCATTTGATACACTACCTAGTGTGTAAGACTCTATTACTTTATCAATTGCGTCAGGGTCAATCAGGGGTTCGTCACCTTGAATGTTAACATATATGTCTGCATGTAGTGTATCAAGTGTAAGTGCAATTCGGTCAGTACCAGTAGGAACAACATTATCAATCCTGATTACATTCAGGTCATTGTCATTACAATAGGTTTCAATTCTATTATTATCAGTGACCACATAGATTTTGTTCAGTCTCTTTGACAGTGTTGCACGGTCATAAACCCTTTGTATCATTGTTTGTCCATTAATCATTGCAAGGGGTTTACCCTCGAATCTAATTGAACCCCAACGGGCTGGTATTAAACCGACTGTATTGATTTTGCTTTGTTCCAGCATTCTACCTCACCGTATCCATATTCTGCATGTATGAAATCTACGCCTGATAAATCTGCACATTCTTTGTCTACTATCATGTCTCCAACATAGACTGCATCTTTAGGATTAGTATTACAATGTGCAAGAGTAAATAATAATTGGTCGGGTGAGGGTTTACCTCTTAGTCCTTCAGTAGGACAACATACGAAGTCAAACTCAACATCTAGTTTAGACAGAATGTCATGTGTTCTATCTTTGTGTTTAGATGTGACGACTGCAAGTTTCTTTCCTTGTGACTTAAGGTGTTGTAAATGTTCTTCTACACCGTCATAAAACTTAATCAACTTACTATTCTTTGATGAGAACTTGTTATATTTTATCATTAACTCATCTTGGTCAGTAAGTATACCCATCTCAGTAAGTATATCTTTAAAGGGTTTACCAATGAGTTTGAAGTAATCATTGAAATCTCTACCAGTGTTAAGAGAGTTGAATGACTTCTCCATATTTTCTTTTGAATCAATTAAGACTCCGTCTAAATCAAATATGTATAATGTCTTCATGTTAAGTGGTCTTCAGTTAATATTCTAAAATTCAATCGTCTATCTTTACAATACTCTTCTGCAGCTTTAAACTTTGCTTGATTGACAGCATAGGTTGCAATCTCATTGAGGTATCGTTTGGTTTGTCGTTTAGGTTCCTTTGGGGGTTTAAGTTGTTTCTTAGGTTTAACTTCTATAATCTCTCTTATAGATTGACCCTTATCATTAACAAACTTTATGTAGAAGTCAGGAAAGTATCTATGTACTCTTTTGTCTAAAGGAGACTTGTATGGAATGATAACTTCCTCACTACCCCACTCTATGATATTAGTATTAGTATCACAATAGACCATGAATCTTCTTTCCCATAAAGACCTGTATATTATCTTTGTAGGGTCTCCTTTGTATTTTTTATAGTTCTTTGGTTTAAACCTTCCGCTGTACGACATAAATAGATATGAATAAGTTATATACAGGTATTTATACATGGCATCAGTAAACAAATTTCTATCAAAACTCAATCAGGCAACTACAGCACTTAAGTCAGTTAAAGGTATATCGAGTAAAATATTTGGTACAGGATATCAAACAAATGTATCTACACAAGAACAAGATGTTGAAATTGAAAGACGAAGACTTCAGGAAAGAGCAAAAGCTCTAAAAAGTAAAAATGTTGGGTTAAATATGATACCCAACTATGAAGCTAAAATAAATCCTTCACTTCCAGCAACTGAATTAGTTTATCCAAAGGATAATCCTGTAGACAATTATATCCATTTTACAATTCAACCAAGAAAAAAACGAGAAGGTAGTTCAGGAAAAAATGCATTATCAGATGGTCTTACAGAGATTTATCTATATGCTCCAAATGTAAAGAATGACGCACCTTCAATTTCTTATAACAACATTGAATTTGGAAATGTGCAAAGAGATATTTTAGACGGTGGATTGCCTGATATGGATGGTGGACTTTCTGCTGAAGGACGGGAAATGTTAGCAAAATCATTAGGAAGACTTATCTCTTTAGGTACCAATGATTTTGCAGAAGATAGAACATTTAACCCACAAAAAGAAGTTATGTTTGAAGGCATTCAGTTTAGAACTTTTGATATGGCATTTCAATTTAGACCAAATAGTGTAGATGAAACAGAAGAGATTAATAATATTATATGGGCATTTAAGACTGCAATGTTGCCAGATACATTTCAATTAGCTCAAAGCCTTGGTAAAGATGCTGAAGAATTTAGTGAAAATTACTTTAACTTGCCCAATAGTGTAAACATAGAGTGGGTAGGAGCAATCAAAGAAAGGATTGATGGATTTTTACCTTCATTTATAACTAATGTATCAGTTCAATACAATGGTGGTAATAAATTAGAAACCTTTAGTGATGGTATGCCTTTAGTTGTAGACATGAATCTTTCATTTGTAGAAAATGTTTTAATGACACAAGAAAATTATCAGTCCCTTACTGTAAGTAGTAAAAAAGTAGACCTTAAAAAATCTCCAAACATTAGAGAACTTAAAAATGATACAAATGATGAAGTTAAACTAAACCAATCTGCTATAAATAATGGAATTCAATCACCATATAAAGACCCTGGCCACACATCTATAGATGGTACTAAATTTAAAGATGGTAAAATAGTTTACCAAAGACCTTTTGGTGCTGGATAATAATTATGTCAAATCAACTATATAAAAATTTCCCTGAAATACAATATACTTTATCTAACGGTAAAGTTGTCACAATAAAAGATTTTTTTAGAAAGGCTAGAATATCATCTTTTAGTCTTGATAAAGTTGTTGATTATGAATACTACGAGTTAGAGGAAGGCGAACGACCTGATGTAGCTGCATCTAAAATATATGGTGACAGTGATTTACATTGGATTTTCTTTTTAGTCAATGACATGGAAAATTACTATGACTGGTATATGAGTTCAGAGTCATTTGAAACACACATAGACTCTATGTATGCTGGTCAGTATTTGACTTTTGCAACTTCCGATGATGTTGTACAATACCCCAATTATGACAGTCAAGGAAACTTACTAAACACTAGAAAATATCTATTAGGGGAAAAGGTCACTACTGCAAAAGGAACTGGACATATATTAGAAGTAGACCCCCTAAATAAAAGAGTCAGAGTAGAAAGAGGACAATGGGAGCAAGGCGAAACCTTAGTTGGATTAAACAAATCTTCTGTAATAGTAAGTATCATAGAACCTAGAGATGTTGTCGTCCATTACGAAAATGATACTGGAGTCAAAACCAATTTTCCTACAGCTGGTTATACTAGTGTCTCTTTATGGCAAAACGAATACAATAAAAATGAAAATAAAAGGCGAATAAAAATAGTGAAACCATCTTATATGAATGTAGTTTTACGAGAGTTTGAAACCTTAATGTCCAAATAATATGGACACCCAATTAGGAAAAGTAAGAGTAAGAGAAATCACCATTCAATATGGAGAGGGAGCTAATGACTCTATTGATATACTAAACTTAGTAGATAGAATTTCTATATACGAAAGTATATTCAGTAAACATCTTACTGGAAATGTTGTTGTGGTCGATGCAAAGAATCTTATTAATAATTTATTATTGACTGGACAAGAAAATATAACTATTCATTGTGAAATGCCAGAGGGAACAGGAACTTCTATAGAAAAAACCTTTAGGGTATATAAAATTTCTAATCTTACAAGACAAGGTGATTTAGTTCAGATGTATACTATAAACTTTTGTGACCCATTAATGTACAGAAGTAAAGAAGATAGAATAAGTAAAGCTATTAGGGGTTCTCATAAAGATATGATTGAAGGTCTTTTTGACGAAATTAGTGGAGACCCTAATTTTACAACTCTATTTACTGAATTTGAAGAAACACAAGGTGACAATCATCAATTCGTTGTACCAAATTGGTCTGTTAATAAAACATTAGATTGGTTAGTAAACAATAGTAATCCAATCAACGAAGAGTCTTATAAAAATTCAATGTTTTTGTATCAAGATATGACAGGTCAGTATCAATTTAAATCTATGGACTCAATGTTAAGTGATATGCAAGAAGAAATATTTCACCATGTTCCATACAATGCATTTACTGGAGTAGATTCTAAAACTCGTAATTTAGTTATACTAAGTTCAAATAAACCACAAGAGTTTGATACTCTTCGTGGATTGTCGACTGGTGCATATGCCTCATTATTAAAAATATATGACCCTATTAGAAAAATAGAAAGTATTAGAGAATATGATATTGAAGATACTATGCAAAGAAGACAAGATATTAGAGAAACCAATAGTATTCTTTCAAAGGAAAGTCCACTAACACCTCTTATAACAAAAAATGATACATTTCCTAAACCACATAAGTTAGAACAACCAACTACTATACTTCATGAGTATACTACAACTCATGTGTTTGATAATAAAGACAAGATTGATGATGAAGAAGTTTTTATAGGTGTTAAAAATACTGATAATAGTAAATTAGAAAGACATGCATTACTGGAAATCTTAAATCAAAATAGAATAGAAGTTGTTGTACCCTTTACTACTAATGTAAGGGCTGGTAGAAAAATTTTATTAGATTTACCAAAAGGTGAAGTTAAAGTTGGAAGCAATAAAGGTTTAGGAATAGAATTTGATAATTCATATTTAATTACAGGAGTTTCTATTCACATAGACAATGTATCTAAGGTAGGAACATGTAATTTGGAATGTTCAAAAGAAAGTAAACTCCTATCAAAACTAGAAGAAAGTTATAGTCAAAAAGTGACGACATTATTAACAGGTATGGAACCTAAAAACTCATGATACATTACTACGGAATAGTTGAAGATAGAAATGACCCTCTTGAAATAGGAAGAGTGAGAGTTCGTATCTATGGTATTCATACTGAGAACAAATCACTAATTGCAACACCCGACCTTCCATGGTCTCAGGTATTACTTCCAACAACCTCTGCAGGTCTTTCAGGATTTGGAACACAACATGGTTTAGTTGAAGGGTCAACTATTGTTGGGTTCTTTCGTAATGATGTTGATATGCAAGATTTCGTTGTCATTGGTTCTATTGCAGGTATACCTTCAGAAGGTTATAAAAAAGATGTAGAAGATAAGATTAAAAAAAGAACTCCCGATGAAGGTTTTAGTGACCCTAGACGATTAACTAAAACTGATTATGATAAAACGGTTGACGGTAAAAATCCACCCGAAGTTAAAAGACCTTTTGGACTAGAACATGCATTAGACACTGCACCTATCAAACCAAAAAAATTAAAGTTAAACTATTCAGGAAAGGGGTCTTCATTTGAAAATCCAAAACTTACTGAAAAAGATTTACCACTATATCCTTTATATACAGACGAATCAGATATATCAAAATATGCAAGAGGTGAGATAGAATATGATAAAGGTGGTGATAATGAGAAAGCTGGTGTCGTAGGATTGGGGGGAAGAGAGACTTATTTTAATTCTACTATCATGAATCCACCTTCTAGTTTTCATGATATACCTTCACCACAATATCCATACAATAAAGTTTATGAATCTGAATCGGGTCACGTAATAGAAGTAGACGATACAAGAGATGCAGAAAGGATTGCAGTAGAACATAGAACAGGAACCTTCTTTGAAATACACCCTGATGGTTCTCAAGTGACTAGAATTGTAAATGACAATTGGTATGCTGTATACAAAGACAATGAAATGTATGTTGGTGGTAATTGTAAAGTGTTTGTGGAAGGAGATGCAAAGATACAAGTCAAAGGAAAAACTGATATTGAATCTACAGGTAATCTATCAGTTGTTGCACCTATTATAAGTTTAAATAGTACAGTTATTAAGTTGAACTCATAATGGCACTTGTACTTCCAGTTATACCCAATAGTCTTCCATGTCCTGATGGAACTATAATAAATCTTCCAACCAAGGCAGACTTAGCCAATGCAATTGCAAAGATAGGAGATATACCCAGTAAACTAAAAGTTTATCTTGTGACAAATGCAAGTGAGATAACTGAAGATGCAAGAAAAGAAATACAAAAAATTATTAAAGAAGTAGAAGACTTCATGGACAAACTTGCAAATATTGCTTCTCCATATTGGGACAAGGGAACAGTTCGTAATTGGGGTAAAGAGGCCAGAGAAGCAATAGAAGAACTATTGCAAGAGTTTCATATCTATATCCCAGTAAAGATTATGGAATTGATTAGTAAGATTATTCCAGTATCATTCAAGGTCACTCTTTTAGGAATACAGATAGATGTACTTAAAATCTTAACCAAAGAAGAACAGACAAATATAAAACTCCAAATCGGTGCAAGGATAGATAACTTTTATGCACTCATTCCTGATGAGTTCAAATTGTTTGACGGTGAGTTTGGAGTAGAATGTAATGAGTGGAAAGCAAAAGTTATATGGAGATATTTAAAGAGTGAAATTATGGATTGGGTGACTAACTCCATATTCAAGTTATTTGATAAACTCATTGGTAAATTCAAAGAGATATGGGATTCACTAGGACTTCCAAAACTACCTGCTCTTTTTGAATTTGATTTAGGTGCATTAATTAATCTATGGAAGGCACAAGCAAAAGCAAAGTTTGGAGAAAAGAGTAAAGAGTATAGAGAGTATATTATAAACAAACTAGAAAGTTTAAACATTGCTGGATTTGACATACTTGCAATCATAGGTAGTAAGGTTGAATTAAGCGTACAATCACTAGAAGATAAAATCAATGAGATAATTTCAGACTTTAGAGATTTTATAATTAACTGGAAGAAGAAACTATTATTTGATTGGGTTAAAATTGTAGAAAAGTTCTTTAAAGCAATAGGTCTTGGTAAGATATTCGATTTTATAAATCTAACATTTTGTGATATACTAAAACTTGTAGGCTTTCCACAATCAATTGACATTTCAGTTCCTAAGAGTGTATAAATAGTATTATGGCACAATATGTTAACAACGGAAAAACAGTCGCAAGTGAGAACATTTACTCAGACTTAAATCTTTCTTTTAAATCACACCCAATTACAGGAGATGTGACAAGAACCACTGATGTTGATGCAGTTGTAAGGTCTATAAAAAATATAGTCTCAACTAATGCATATGAAAGACCGTTCAAACCAAATTTTGGTGCAGACATAAGGTCTATGTTATTTGAATTAGATACTACCATGTTTGGTCATGGAAGGGTTGCACAAAAAATTGCAAATAAAATAGAAACATATGAACCTAGAGTAAGTGATGTACAAATATCATTAGACGAAGTAAATCGTAATAAACTAAACATGACAATTCATTTTAAAGTAATAAACAGTATTAATGTAGAAGAAATTCAATACGTATTGACAAGGACAAGATAATGGCTATACAAAGTTCACAATTAAACATAACCGATTTAGATTTTGATGATATATCAATAAATCTTAGAAATTATCTTAAAGGACAAGACCAATTCAAAGACTATGACTTTGATGGTTCAAACATGTCTGTATTAATAGACTTACTTGCATACGCTTCACACATTGGTGCAGTAAATACAAACATTGCAGCTTCAGAGTTATTCTTAGACTCTGCTCAAATTAGAAAAAATGTAGTGTCTCGTGCAAAAGATTTAGGATTTGTTCCTCAATCAGAAACGGGTTCAACTGCAATTGTAGATATTACACTTAGTGATGTGAGAAACCCTGATGGAACTTACCCGACAACTACTGAAATGACTTTAAGTAGAGGTTCTATTTTCAATACCACCTTTGATGGTAAAACATATTCCTTTGTATGTCCAACTACAATAAAACCAACACAAAATGGTGACTCTTACATTTACAATCAGGTAAACTTAGTTCAAGGAATATATGCAAGTGATACTTTTGTATATGATTCACAATTACCTAATCCTAAATTTGTACTAACTAACAACAGAGTTGACAAATCAAGAATACAAGTAAATGTAAACTCAAATGGTGTTTCAACAACCTATGCATTATCAACTAACATCTCAACAATAACAACAGAGTCTACCGTTTTTTATGAACAAGAAAACGAAGATGGATTTAGAGAAATATATTTTGGAGATGGAGTATTAGGTAAACAACTATTAGATGGTGACATTATAACTATAACTTATATTATAGTAGATAAGAACCATGCAAATGGTGCTAGAACATTTTCAATGTTAAACAATATCAATGGGTTTTCAAATACCACAATAACTGCCTCTTCAGTTGCTCAAGGTGGTGCAGAGAAAGAGTCTATAGATTCTATCAAGTTTAAAGCCAATAAGTTCTATACTTCACAAAACAGACTAGTCACATTGAATGACTACAAAGCAAAAGTCAGTGAGTATTATCCAAATGCAGACGCAGTTGCAGTATGGGGTGGCGAAGATAATAATCCACCCGAGTATGGAAAGATATTTGTTGCTTTAAAACCTAAGAACTCTGATTACTTATCCGATACTGAAAAAAGTAATGTTATTAAAAAGTTAAATGCATTGAACATGTTAACAGTTAGACCGACTATTGTTGACCCCGAAATAATCAAAATATTAATTTCCACTTCTTTTAAATATAACCCAAATGCAACTTCGTTATCAGAAGGTGAGTTGGAGACTGTAGTGACAAATGCAATTAACACATTCGATAATCAAAACTTAAGTAATTTTGATTCAATCTTTAGACACTCTAATCTTATAAAAGATATAGACAGTTCAAACGATTCAATTCTTTCTAACACAACAAACATTAGATTGAAAAAATCCCAAAAAGTTTTTACAGACACTACAAGAGGTGTAGTTGTTGAGTTCGGTAATGGACTTTACAACCCACATGTAGGTCATGCAAAGGCTAGTGGTGGTATTTTATCCACTACTGGTTTTAAAGTTTCAGGTGATTCAGTAAATACTCAGTATTTCGATGATGACGGTAATGGTAATCTAAGAAGATACTATCTATCGGGGTCAACAAGAATCTATCAAGATAGTTCTGCAGGTACTGTAGACTATTCAACTGGAAAAATTTCAATCAATACTGTTTTCTTTACTTCAGTAGTAAATGTAGACAGTACGATTGACTTTACCGTTATCCCTAATAGTTTAGATGTGGTTGCAACTAGAGGCAATCTAGTTGATATCGACCAACAATCTATTACGGTTAAAGGTGAAATAGACACCATCGCAAGTGGTGAATCAAGTGCTGGAGTTGGTTATACATCAACCTCTTCCAGTAGTTATTAATCGTTATGTAGAAAGTGGTCGGGAGTCCCCCGAGTAGTTTCCCATTAATTTGGATTTTATAGGAGTAAAATTAAAATGGCAGATAAAAAAATAAGTGCTTTAACAGCAGTCGCAGATTCAGAAATCGGTGCTGATGATTTATTGCATATAGTAGATAATCCTGGCGGAACACCAGTAAATAAGAAAATGACAATTGGTCAATTGTTTGAGAATATCCCTACGCATTTAGCAGTAGATGATATCACAACTTTGACTGCAACAGCATCAAACCTTGCATCATCATTCGTATCAGCGATTGACTTGTCAGGTGCTGGAGCTTCAGTTGCATTTACTTTAGATGACGGTACAGATGTTGGTCAAATTAAAATCATTTATGCAAAAACTGAACCAGCAAGTTCATACAGTGCAAACATTGAAGTCACTAACTGGGGTTATTCATCAACTTCAGGTACTGAAATAGTACTTGACTCACAAGGTGAAGCTGTGATTTGTATTTGGGACGGTTCTAAATGGTACCCAATTTCTGTTTTCGGTGCAACAGTACAGTAAAATAGAATATGAAGAAATATGCAACAGATAGTCTAAGTTCTAGACTTCCAAATCTCTTACCTGAATTTGTAAGAGAGGAAAGTCCTGCACTTGAGGCATTTCTAAAGTCATATTTTGAATACTTAGAAGCAGAGATAATTACATTATCTTCGCAATCAGTTCTTGATAATTTAAGTTTGGAAGATGGTATCGGAGACCTATTATTGGAATCCGATACCAGTTTTTCACCGACTTCAGAGTCATCTAAAATTATTACAGAACAATCAATTTTAAATCCAACATTATTAGCCTCTCCATTTACTAAAGGAGAATATGTTGTTGGTACTAAATCTAAATCCGTTGCAAGAATTGATATTGTAATTGAGGATAAGATTTATGTAAACACTATATCAGGAAATGGTTTCTTAAAAGGAGAAACAATTACTGGTAGAGAATCAAAACAAACAGGTGTAGTTGGAAGTTTTAAACAGAACTCTGTTCTTGCAAACAATAAACTATTAGACTACTCTGATATTGATAGAACCTCTGAAGAATTTTTACAATACTTCCAAAATGATTTTATACCTTCATTGGATATAGGTTCTACTGTTGACCGAAGGTTAACAATAAAACACATTAAAGATTTATATCAGACAAAAGGAACTGCAGAATCTGTACAGTTCTTAATGAGACTGTTATATGGTCAAGACGCAACAATTAGATATCCCGATAATGAAACAATATATCTAAGTGAATCAGATTATAGTCAAGTAAGAAGAATGAGAGTGGAAGTTGTATCTGCACCACCACAACAAACAGATAGAATTGTTCAGTATCAAAGTGGTACTAAAATAATTGAGGCAGAATCAGTTATAGAAAATGTATTTGTAGATTCTGTTGAAGACAGAAAGTATTCACTAGAGATTACAGATAATCATATTGGTAAATTCACACAAGGCTCTACCGTCACATTTATAGACCGTGATGGTATTACAGAATATACTGGAACTGTAATAGGTGTTGTGAATGATGTATCAGACGAATCATCATCAACTTATATATCGCATGATGATAGTGGCGACATTCTTTTAGAATCAGGTCAAGCTGCAGTCTATAGTGGAACTTATGACGGAAGTCAATTAAATACAGAAACTACTAATGGTGGTGGTTTATTACTAGAAGAATCTTCAATAGGTTCATTGTATTCACTCAATGACAAAGTTTTCTTTGCAGGTAGTAAGAATAACACGAATGCGTCAGAATGTCAAGCAAGAGTTGACGGTTTATCTAAAGGTGGTATTACAGAAATTTTCATTGAGGAAGGTGGTCAAAACTATGAAGGTGGAGACCTAATTGTATTTGAAAATACAGGAACACAAGGTGGTGGTGCAGAAGCAGTAATTGGTTCTGTAGGAGACGAGGTATTACTTGAAGGTGGTTCTACATTTGGACATTATGAAGTCACTGCAACTGCAGGTCAAACTTTAGTGGGTGGGCCAGGTGTCAGAGATGACAATGGTAATCTAATCATATTTAATGATAACACACTTAAAGTATTTGTTGATGACGTATTACAAACACCAAACACTTCTTACACTACACACGACTATTCACACAAAAACGATAGAGTGACATTTTCAACTGCACTATCTGTTGGTCAAAGAGTTGACATGTATACTGAGTTTAATCAGTTGTTATATGAAGACGGAGAAGAGATAAACTTAGAGACTACTGTTGGTAATATTAGAAGTATAAAGATATTAAGTGGTGGTGCAGGTTATCAATCAGTACCAACTGCATTCCCAGGCGGATATATCTACTTTGATGACCTTAGTGGGTTTGTTTTAAATGAAGTTTTGACTGGTGGAACATCTAACGCAACAGCAACTATTATAAAAATAGAAGAAGATAAGAAACGAGTAGTTGTAAAAAGATTATCAACTGATACTGGTGCATTCCAAAATGGTGAAATAATCAATGGTGGAACATCTCTTACTGCACGTGCAAACACACAAGTAAGTGTTTCAAGTGGTACAGGTGGTAAGATATTCTGTTTCTCAGATGAGATTGGTGGAATTAAATCACTAAACATTGTTGAACAAGGTAGAGACTATACAGAAGATTCAGTAGTATCAGACAAATCTGTATTCCCCATGTTGATTACTACACCAACTAATACTTTAAACAAAGGTGTGACTATTACAGGTCAATCATCAGGAACAACTGCTGAGGTTGTTAACTATGATGCAGATAGACACATATTAAAATATACAAATTTAGACGGACACTTCCTAATAGATGAAGTTGTCACTTACCAAAACACCGACCAATTTGAGGTAATGAAATCCAACCCATTTAATGCAAGAGGTAAGTTTGGTGGTGAAGGTATAATACAAGAACAATTCTTAACAGACAAAGGACATATAAACGCATCTGCAACAAACCTTCAAGACAGTAGATACTATCAAACTCATTCATATGTCATTAAGGTTGGGGAATCAATTAACAAATATAGGTCTACAGTTAAAGACCTACTTCACCCTGCTGGACATATATTCTTTGGTGAGGTTGCATTAGAAAATTCAATTAGTGGACAAACAAGAACTTCTAAGTTCCAACCAACAATTATTATGGTAATGGAACCTGTTCTTTCTGTATCAAATGCATTTGCAAATTCATTAAGAACATATCTCTTACATGCAGATATGTCTGCAACAGGCCCCGAAGGTGGTATTGGTCTATTAACGCTTGACGAAGCAGGACAACCTGTATATAATACAGACCCTAGAACTGGTGGTGGAATAACAGAACCCGATACAGAATATGGTGACTCTAAAATGAGAAACCGACACATGAACATTCTGAAGATTGTAAACAAATCTATACCTTCAGTTAGAACTGATAATGTAAGAGGTGTTGTCCGTTCTGTAGGTTCAATTAATTTAATGGATAATCAAGACACATTAGACTACCATAATAGAAAATTTGTAGCTGCAGACCAAGGTAAAATTATAGATTTATATCAACCAAGTGAAGAAATCTTAGTAATGGAAGATGGAAGTAAGATAGAACTTGAAGAAGAAGCATGTATCATGAGATTTGAAGAAAGAAGATTTGCAGAAGTCAAGGGAGAGGCTGGAGATAGAATTATATCTGAAGACAATGAGACTTTGATAAGATTAGAAACTGCAACAACTACAGAAGAGGTGCAATACTTTGTATCAGAGAGGAATCCCGACTTAAATGACAAGTATACTCTGTTTGAAAATGGAGATAGGATTGTATTTGAGGACGAAAGTGCAATGATTGATGAACAATCATCAGATTCTTCAGTACCTTCTACTACATTTGCATCATTTGGAACAAACTTTAAATCCCTAAATACCATTACAGGACAAAGAATATACGATATATCATATTACCTAAAAGATGAAACTGATGGCGATGATATATTATTAGAAGATGGGTATGGAAACATTCTAAGTGAAGAGTCTAAACCCGAAGGTTTGAGAATTAGTGACTTAAATGATTACTATCCTAACCTATTCATTCCCGAATTTGAAAAAAGGGAGTTAAAAAGAACAAATATTACATATAGTGCATACATAAAGTCTGCCTAGTGTTATAAATAGTATAAAATATCTGAGGAGATACTTAAAATGGCAGCAATAATAACAGAGAAGTTTCGTACACATAATGCGAAACAATTTAAAGAGGACTTCGGTGAAAGTGCCTCATCAACATACATTTTCATAGGTCGTTCCCATTCATGGGCAGACGACACTTCCCCACCAGTTCCAGTAAACGGAACAAGTGAGGAGATGGATTCATTTTCAGATATGCTTTCTATGAAGAAAGTGTCTACTGCAGATGTTTCTCATGCATTAACAAGGTATGACTGGACAACAGGAACCACATATGACGAATATGCACATGATATAAGTTCTACAGAAACTTCATCAGGTACAAGTGCAAACAATTTGTTTAGTTCTAAGTTCTATGTATTAACAGACGACTATAATGTATACAAATGTATCAGAACTGGAAGAAATTCTTCAGGTTCAGTTGTTGCATCAACAGTAAAACCAACTGGAACAAGTGCAACAGACCTAGTGTATACCTCAGACACTGGTGCAGCTGCAGGATATATTTGGAAGTACATGTATACAGTATCTGCTGCTGATACAATTAAGTATGTGACTTCAGACTTTATCCCAGTAAAATCATTGGGTGCAAAAACTGCTGTTTCAGGTACTGGAACTAACGGTCAGTTAGGTTCAAGTGCAGACAACGACTCATCTTCATTATGGGACGTAGAAAACTCTGCAACTGCAGGTGCAATCTACCACGTAAGAGTAGATAACGGTGGTTCAGGTTATACGCCTGGAACATATACTGCAGTACCTATCGATGGTGACGGTTCAAGTGCAACTTGTTCAGTGACTGTTGGTGGTGGTGGTGCAATCACATCAGTTTCAGTGACTACAAGTGCATATGGTTCAGGTTATAATCGTGCATCTATTGATGTTGCAAGTATATCAGGAATTGGAAGTGGTTCAAGTGCAGTATTAACACCAATCATTTCACCTATGAACGGACATGGTGCAGACCCAGTTGAAGAACTTGGTGGAAACTATGTAATCGTAAACTCAAGATTTGAGTTTAATGAAGGTTCAGGTGACTTCCCAACAGATAACGATTTCAGAAGAATAGGTTTATTACAAGACCCATTCACTGCAGGAACAACAACAGTTGCAACTGCAACAACACTTGGTGCATATTATAAAATGACTTTATCAAGTGTTTCAGGTCTATCAGTAGACGATACTATTCTTAATGCTTCTTCAGACGGAAACGGAGTTGCAGTATCAAGAATTATATCAATTAATGGTTCAGTAGTATCTCACCAACCAATTGCAAATAATGATGGTGGATATGTAAACTTTGCACAAAATGATACTGTTTTTAAAGGTGGTGCAACCATTGGTAATGCTGATACAATAGATAGTACATTCCCCGAAGTGGAAAGATTTACAGGTAATATTCTGTATATTGAAAACAGGGGTGCTGTGACTAGAGCTGCAGACCAAATCGAAGATATTAAATTAATTATAGAAATGTAATTATCGGGGACTTAGTGTCCCCACAACAGGTTAAGGAATATGCCAGAAAAAACTGATTTAAATATAGCACCGTATTACGATGACTTTTCGGAAGATAAGAAATTCAATAAAGTTCTTTTTAGAGCGGGTCGTCCATTACAGTCTAGAGAATTAACTCAAACACAATCCATATTACAAAATCAAATTGAAAGATTTGGTTCTCATATGTTTGAAGAGGGGTCTTTAGTCACTGGTGCAGAATCAGATGTAGATTTAGATGTATTCTATGTAAAGGTAAATTCTGCAAATCCTAATTCAAGTGGAGATGCAAATGTTGAAGATTATAGAAAACTTTTTCATGGTAAATTTATAAGAGGTAAATCTTCAGGTGTTGTTGGTAAAGTTTTTGAATCAAGTGAAGAAACAACTGATGATGCAATTACACTATTCGTAAAATTTCATTCACAAGGAACAGATACAAATAACTCAGTAGTTTTTTATTCAGGTGAAGAATTACAAGAATGTACACTAGGTGAAGATGGAACAGTCACTGTAAATAGTGCTAATAATAATGAGTTTACAATTAAACCTAAAACAGATAGTCCAGTTGGTCGTGCTTCTATTGCAAGTATATCAGAAGGTATTATATTTGCAAGAGGATTCTTTTGTAAGGTTGATGCACAAACATTAATTTTAGAAAAGTATTCAGGTAAACCAACATACAGAGTGGGTCTAACAATTGCAGAAAGTCTTTTATCTTCTGCAGACGACACATCTTTGTTAGATAATTCTTCAGGTACAACAAACGAAAATGCAGCTGGTGCTGATAGACTTAAATTAGATTTTACACTATCTAAGTACACACTTGATACTGCTAATGATGTGGACTTCGTAGAACTTGTCAGGGTTAATCAGGGTATCATAGAATTAAAAATCACTAGACCGATATACAATGAGATAGAAAACTCAATGGCACGAAGAACATTCGATGCAAATGGTGATTTTGTTGTAAGACAATTTACACATAGTTTAAGAGAACACTTAGACGACACTACAAACAGAGGATACTATACTTCAACAAATGGCGGAGATGTAGATAAGTTTGTAATGCAAGTATCGCCTGGTAAAGCATATGTTAAAGGTTATGAAATAGACAAGATTGGAACAACACCAATACCTTTCAATAAGGCAAGGTCTACAGTCACACTAGACAACACAAATACTCCAGTAAGACTTGGAAACAAATTGAGAATTACAAATGTTCACTCTTTACCCGAGTTTGGTAATGAGAGTGGAGATGCAAGTATATCACCATTTAAAGAAATCACACTTTGGGATACTACAATATCAAGTGATGGAACAGAACCTGCAAGTGGAAAGATTGGTTTTGCAAGATTAAGAAACATAGATTTACAAAGTGGTACTGCATCTTCACAAGAATATGATGCAAGTTCTACATGGAACTTATATCTGTTTGACATTAAGATGTTAACAAAACTAAGTGGTACACTTAGTGGAACATTTACAGAAGGAGACCAAGTTGTTGGTGGTACTTCAGGTGCAACTGGTATTGTTTCATATACTGCAAGTGGTCAGTTATATGTTCATGACGTAGTAGGTACATTCGTAGTTGGTGATGCAATTACAACTAATGGTACAACTAGTGGAACAACAACAGTCACTGCAGTAAGAAACTACAACATTGACCGTGCAAGAGGGGTATCACAAGACCCAATAGATGCAGGTTCAACCACATTTACTGCAAATGTAGAAATAGACGCAAGTAGAACATTACTAGGAACAGTCACATTTACAAACAGTTCTACATCAGTCACTGGTTTTGCAACAAAATTTACAACAGAATTAAAAGAGGGTGATATAATTATAAACCCTTCAAACTCTAACGAAGAATTAATAGTTTCAAGTGTCACTGATGATACTACACTTACACTTACAGGAAATGCAGGTGGTTCATATACAGGTAATGTCACAAGAAAACGTGCAACTTTATATGACCAAGACCAAACTGCATCTATATTTGCATGGCCAAGAGACTGGGTTAAAACACACTCATGTGATTCTATCCAAGTAAGAAGACAACAAGTAGTTGACGTATCAGGTGGTTCGTTCACTATATCTACAGGTTCAAACGCAACATTCGGTGCATTAAATACCGATAACTTTACAATTGCAGTTGTTGATGAATCTTCAGATGGAAGTGCATATGGTTTAGGAGACCTTTTAAACATAGAAGACTTTACAGGAACTGCAGCTTCAGATGGTGGTTCAGGTCAAACACTTACAAAGAGTATTGCAAATAATGATGGTGCAAAACTTAAAGTCACATTTACAGTAAATAGAACAAATCCTAATTCTAGAAATAAAACACTAAGACAATCAAGATTACTTGGTGTTGAAAGTGCAAGAAGTGCTGGTGGATTCTTTGGTACTGCATATGACGATAAAGAAATAACATTAGGTGTTGCAGATGTTCATAAGATTCATGCAATATACGAAGGAGTAGGAGGAACAACACCTCTACCACCTTCTTCATATTTCTCAGTCGATAGTGGAACATTCCAAATTTATGAAACAATAGTAGGACAGACTTCAGACGCACGTGCAATTCTTATTACATATAGTGGTTCACTTTCAACTTCATATTATAGAATGGTATCAGGTACATTTACAGAAGGTGAAAGTATTGTCGGTCAGACTTCACTTGCAGTCGCAACAATTACTAGTGTATCACAAGGTTCACCCGATATCAAGTCTAGATTCTTCTTTGACAATGGACAAAGAGATGGTTTCTATGACCTTGCAAAAATTACAAGAAAGGTTGGAGAACCAGTTCCTTCAGGAAAGGTATTAATTGTATTCGATTACTTCACTTCAGATAGTGGAGACTTCTTTGATGTTGAGTCATATACTTCAATACCATATCAAGATATTCCTGTATACTCTCCAAGTAGAGTCGACTTAGGTGGTTTAGAACCCGATGGAACATTTGAACTTTCAGATGCAATTGACTTTAGACCAGTTGTAGGACAAATTATTGGTACCTCAACATTTGGAACAACGAACACACAAGACCCAACTAACCCAGTGAACTTATCAAATGGAACAGAGGGTGCTGTTTATGCACCGTTTGGATATGATACTGGTAGAGATTTTGGCTCATCAAGAGTTGGTATATCTTCTACTGGTGCAAGTGCAAACGATACTCCAGTGACAGGTTCAAGTGTAGTTGGAGACATTGCTTTTTATGTTGGAAGAATTGATAAAGTATTTTTACATAAGTCAGGTTCATTCCAAACTTCTTCAGGTATTCCTGCACTATCTCCAACCAAACCAAAGGCAGTAGATGATGCAATAGAATTATTTGAAATTCAGATTCCTGCATATACTAAAAGTTTAAAAAATGTAAGAGTAAGAACACAAGACCATCGTAGATTTACAATGAAAGATATCGGTAAAATCAATAACCGTGTCACAAACTTAGAACGAATTACTGCATTATCTTTATTAGAAAGAGATACACAAACAAAACAAATTTTAGACGCAGACGGATTCGATAGATTTAAATCAGGATTCTTAGTAGATAACTTTAGAGGCCATAGAGTTGGTGATGTAAATCACCCCGACTATCAAAATAGTGTAGATACTAAACTTGGTGCAATGAGACCTAAGTCTTATTCACAATTCTTTGACATTGAGTTTAATAGTGTATTGTCATCAAACTTCCAAAAGACTGGAGACTTAATTACTTTACCTTATACACCTGCAACATATGTAAATCAAGATAAGGCCTCAAGAACAATTAATGTCAATCCATATCATGTATTTAATTTCTTTGGAACAGTTAAGTTATCACCCGAAACAGATATATGGAATGATACAGAACAATTACCCGAAGTAAGAATTAACAGAGAAGGAAACTTTGATGCAGTTCTTGCTGAAAATACAAACTCACTAGGAACGGTTTGGAACTCATGGCAAACAACATGGGTTGGTGAACCTAATGTAGTATCAACAGAAGTGCAGGCCACTTCTAATGGTTCTTGGAGTGGAGACCCAGCACAAGGTGGTGAATGGGTTGCAGGGTTATCTGTCACAAGAGAAGTCACTGAAACTGTAGAAACACAAACAAGAACAGGTGTGACAACAAGTGTTGTAGAAGACTTTGTAGAAACAAGAAACGATAGAGTTGTAAGTATATCAATAGTACCTTTCATGAGGTCTAGAACTATTGAGATAGATGCAACTAACTTAAAACCAAATACAAACCACTATTTCTTCTTTGACGGAATACGAGTTGATAAATTTACTAAACCATTTAGTACAACATATTCACAAGACGGTGGAATTACAACTACATCAGAGTGTAAATCAGACGGTAATGGTAGACTTCGTGCATACTTTGATTTGCCTAATAGTAATGTACAGAGATTCCCAACAGGACAAAGAGAACTAAGATTAACTTCTAGTTATTATGATTTAACAAACCCAGGCTCACAAGCGAGTGGTGTCTATCAGGCACAAGGTTTATTACAATCTAACCAAACAGAGATAACATCTACAAGAAACGGTAGAGTAATATTAGAAAGAACTAATGGTTCTAGACAAATTACTAGAAGTGGTGAAAGAATAAATGCACAAGTATTTGATACCGTGTCTCCACCAGTACCACCAGTGCCAGAATTACCTGTAATACCTGAGATTATACAAGACCCTGTACCAATACCAGTACCTCCACCATTCATTGCGGCACCATTGCCACCATTGGTTGAGCCAGAACCATTCATTGCACCTCCAGTATTTATTCCTACAACAAGACAAATACTTGATGTACCTGATAGGATAGAAGACAGAAGATTCTTTGATTTCCCATTAGAAAGAGGTTGGGGAGACCCACTTGCACAATCATTCTTGGTTGAAAAATCAGGTGGTATGTTTGTCACTTCTTTAGATTTATACTTTGAGAAAAAAGATACAACATTACCAGTTTCTGTTGAAATTAGAAATATGGTAAATGGATATCCAGGCCAGACTGTAATACCTTTCTCAACAGTGACTAAGAACCCAGGCGATGTAAACACTTCAACAGACGGTTCTGCAGTGACAACATTTACATTTGACTCTCCAGTTTACTTAGAAGAAGATTTTGAGTATTCATTTGTTGTATACTCTAACTCAAACGAGTATACTACATTCATATCAAGAATGGGTGAGAAAGACCTTGCAACAAGTCAGACAATTTCAGGACAACCATATGCAGGTTCATTATTTGTGTCTCAGAATGCATCAACATGGACTGCAACACAAGAAGATGACCTTAAGTTCCACATGAAGATTGCAAACTTTGATGTGTCTAAGATACCAGTATTGAAATTTGAAAACAAAGCATTACCAGTTTCTACTTTACAAACAAATCCTGTTGAAACATTTAGTGGTCAACAGTATGTAAAAGTTTACAACTATATGCATGGTATGTACACTACAAACTCTAATGTGACTATTGCAGGAGTGACGGGTGATAAAGAAAATGGTGTATTAAATATTGCAACACCTTCAGTGAGTGGAACACCTACTAATGGAACATTTAATGTATCTCTTACTGGTGGAACAGGAACAGGTGCAACTGCAGAATTTACAGTTGCAAGTAATGTTATAACTACTTCATACATAACAGACCCAGGCACAGGATATGCAACAACAGATACATTAAGTGCAGTAAACTTTGACGGTGGAACTGCAGACCTTACAGTGGGTGTAGATATAGTCGGAGATACATTAGGCGGAATTCCAGTGGCTGCAATCAATCAAACATTTACTGCAGTTGCAAATATGGAAATAGATTCATTTACAGTAATCCCCGATATATCTAGTTATGATGTTAAAACAACATACGCATCGAATGACTCAACAGTTGGTGGTGGAGAAAACGCAACTTCAACTAGAAACTATTACTATGATACACTGCATACATTGATTCCAAGTTTAAATTACAACATGACTAGAATTAGTGCAAGTGTATTAACAACACCTATGGATTCACCTGAAGGATATAGTAATGGAACTGCATACACTAAAAACACAACAAGTAAGTTTATCACATTAAATGATAATGTGTTCTTTGATTCACCAAGTGTAGTTGCATCTCCATTAAACGAAACTAATGAGATGTCTTCAGAGAAATCATTTACATGTACACTTCAATTACAATCTGTAAACGGAAATGTTTCACCAGTAATTGATGTTGGAACAATAGGTGCAATAGGTATTTCAAATAGAATTAATAATATTAATAGTTCTTCAGATGTACAAACAGGAACAGTTTATACTCCTTCAACAGAACCTGATGGAGATAACAATGCAATGGTATATTGCACAAGAAAAGTTAATCTAAAAACACCTGCAACAACACTTAAAGTAATTGCAGATGTATTCAGACCACCAACAACAGGTGTTGAAGTACTATATAAAATTCTTAAGAATGATGAGTCAACACCGTTTGATGATTTAAATTGGGAATACTTTAATACATTAGGAACGCCTGATACAACTATAGAGGCAGACGCAAGAAACTTTAAAGAATATGAGTGGACTGTTGATGACTTGCCAGAGTTCAGTGCATTTGCAGTTAAAATTGTAGGTAAAGGAACAAATAGTTCAGTAGTGCCTATGGTATCTGCATTAAGATGTTTAGGTCTTGCATAATGTCTGAGTATATCAAAGTAGAAGGACATACATCTTTGTTAAGAGATTCCGAATCTTCTGCAATTGTAAATACGGACATAAGTGCATGGAGATTACAAAAACTTAGAAAAGATAACTATAAAAAACAAGTAGAAGAAATAAATAATATTAAGAGTGATATAAACGATATGAAAAACATTCTTACTCAAATAGTGGAAAAGATAAATGGCTAAACAAGTAGACCAATTCAGTACTTTAGAAGACTTTAGAAAAACCTTTAACGAGGTTTCTACAGATGTTGGAGATATAGGTGGACTTAGAACTACAAGTCAAGGTACTATTGTAGACGCAGTAAACAGTATTGAAGATAAGTCATTCTTCTTCCAAGAGTTTATTTTTATTGCAACTGCAGGACAAACTACATTTTCAGGAACAGATAGTTTTGGTAATACACTAGAGTTTAAAAAAGATAGACTACAAGTTTATGCAGAAAGAGACCATCAAATAAAAGATGATGATTATACAATCGGTGGATTCGGTGTATTAAGTGGAAACACTTATAGTCAGATTACACTTGCTACTGGTGCGACTGTTGGTGATAAGATTACTGTATATTCATACACTGGTTCATACTTAGGAGTTGCAGATTCAGGTGTTGCAACAGGGTTCTTTAACCAAACTGCAGAAAATGTAATTTACAACAACAATGATAGTGGAATCATATTTAATGAGACTTCTATTAATGCAACAACTACACTTTCAACAAGTGCAAAAATAGAGTTTGACGGAAATGTATATCACCAAGATAATGTCACACTTGCAAGTGGTAAAACATTAACTGCACCAACACTTACAGATGGAACTATGTCTATCAATAGTGGTGCAATTACAAGTGCAACTACTGGTTCATTTAGTGGTAATGTTGGAGTTGGTTCACTTACTTCTGCTGGAGATGTCGCAGGAACAACTGGTACATTCTCTTCAAGTATATCTGCAACTGCAGGTACTTTCTCTTCAGATTTAACAGTCACTGGAAACACTACACTAAATGGTAATATTGATTTAGGTAATGCTAGTGGTGATACGATTAGCTTGACAGGTTCAGTAGATTCTGATATAATATCAGATACGAATAATACTCGTGCCTTAGGGTCTAGTAGTAAAAGGTGGTCAACTGTATACTCAACAGATTTAAATGCAACAGGCACCTCCACATTGACTACAGTGGACATTAATGGTGGTAATATAGACGGTACAGTAATCGGTAGTTCAACTGCAGCTGCAATTACTGGTACATTAATTACTGCAAGTACAAACTTTGCAGGAGACTTAACTGGTGATGTCACTGGTACAGTTTCTAGTATTGCAAATCATGATACAGGAGACTTGACAGAAGGGTCTAATTTGTATTATACTGATACTAGAGCAAACTCTGCTTTTGATACTAGACTTGCAACTAAAAATACAGCAAACTTGAGTGAAGGCACCAATTTGTATTATACTGATGCAAGGGTATCAACAAGAACAGACACTATATTAAATCACTCTAACCACACTAATATTACAGTAAGTAAAGTTGGTGATGAGTTGAGATTATCTGCAACAGAAGACAACCTTGCAAACAATACTGCAAATGATTTAAGTGATATTAATTATACTTCATCTCCTACTGCAGGTCAAATCCTTGCATGGGATGCTAGTGCAGGATATTGGGAACCTGTAGACCCAAGTAATACTACAGATAATGTTTCAGAAGGTTCGAACAATAAGTATTTCTCAGACGATAGAATGAATGCAATTATAGATGTTGCAGCTTCTAAAGGTCTTGTAAAAACATACGTGGACAATGCGAATGGTGGTGCTGATGACCCTTTAGATGGGACAATCACAATCGACCTAAATACCTCGAACGGATTAACCGTTAGTAGTAATTCTGTTCAGTTAGATTACGAGACTACAAGTACTGCACCTACTCAAGTAGGTAGTACTTCGACTGGACACTTATGGTTTGTGATATGATATGTCTGATGAAATTTATGTAAATATAGGAACTTCGTTCCAACAACCCTACCAAGGACAGGGACTTGCACAAGGTCGTACACCTATTATAGCACAATATATTGCAAGAAAACCTGCAAATGCACAAACACCTTTTACATATCAAAATAGACAACCTGCAAATGCAAGACAACCTGCAGCTGCACAAACACCTTATATTGCAAATAGACAGACCCCTTCCATAGTTCAGGCAACTGCAAATTATCCATATATTGCATCTGCACAACAGACATATCCTTACATTGCAAATGCACAAACTACTACTCAAAATACTGGAAGAGCGCCTATAATATATCAGGCAACAGGAAGAACGCCATTTACATATGCAAGACAAGGACAAACACCATATAGTGCAACTGGAAGACAACCTTCTACATATGCAACACAAGGTCAAGCACCTTACAGTTTTCAACAGAATTATCAACAAACATATGAAAGACAAGGACAACAACCTTATACATTTAATGATACTGGTCAACAACCTTCTATATATCAAGCACAGGGAACACAACCATATAGTTATCAACAGAATTATCAGACCCCAACTATATACACTGCCCAAGTAAGTACCAATAGTCAAGCAACATATCAACACCCGACTACATATCAACATCAGGCGCAGATAACTTATAGACACCCTACTAATTCTCAGAGTACATTTCAAACTCCAGTAATAGCACAAATATCTTATCAACACCCTTATACAGCTCAAATTCCTGCACCTTCAATTGGAAGACAACCAGCATTATACACTTTTCCCGACCCTGCAATTTGGGGCCCGTATCCAGTGACAGGTGGAACATTATCTAGTTATGCATACCATTATCAAGGATTTAGGTCTGCTGGTGCTGGGCCAACACAATATAGCACTGGTATTGGTTCAAGTCCTTGGAGTAGTTTTCCTGATGTATCTCCTTATATCCAACACCAATGGCTTTCTTTCAGGAGTCCTATCACTTCAGGTACCACCACCTTAACACTTGGAAACTTTAACAATCAACCAAATTCTTTATGGTATGGTAATCAGTTTACATATGTGCAACTAGTGACACCTGCTGGAACTACAAATGTGCCAGTTGCATCTATGACATATCAGGCGCCGTCTCTACCAACTGCCACATCTTTTCAACTTACTATTCCTGCACCTTCAGTACCTACATATACTTTAGGTGCTGGTGTAAGTGGTTCAATAGCATTATTTTAATGGAGGATAAGAAATGGCAATAGGACAAACACAACAACCTTATAGTTTTCAATATCAGACTCCATATACATTGCAGGTCACATCTCAACAACCTTATAGTTTTCAACAACCTACAAGGCAACCAGTAAATGTTCAGAATATTAGACAACAACCATATTCTTTTACTGCAAACAGACAAAACACTGCACAATATCCACATATTGTTCAAGTGTCGTATCAAGCAAATAAACAAACAAGTGGAACAAGACCTATTGCAACTGCAGTAAGAACTTATCCATATAGTGCAAATAAACAGAATCCATATCCATTTATTAATAGTGGTCAGATAGCATACCCATATACTGCAAGAAGACCTGCAACTACACCAGTTGCTCAGGCACAACAACCTTATCCATACATTGCTGATGCACAAACACCGTATCCATATATTGCACAAGCAACATACCCATACATTGCAAATGCACAACAACCGTATCCATATGAGGCAAACGCACAACAACCATACCCATACATATCTCAAACTCCAAGTACATATGCAAGACAGGGTAGAACACCATTTACATATAACCGTCAGGCATCATATAGTTTTGAAACACCTGCAAGAACTCCAAGTACATATGTGAATCAACAACCTAGTATTTACCAACACCCTGTAATCTATAGAAATCCTTATATTGCAAATGCTAGACAACCTTCAACATATCAACATGCATATCAATCACCTTATAGTTTCCAACAAAATTATACATTCCAACAACCATATACAACAACTAGAACAGTTGGCCCGATTGCAAAAGTTAAAGGTGTATACAGAAATAATGCTGGAAGTGTAGAAAAGGTTGACGAGATTTATGTCAATGATGGTGGAACTTTAGAGAAAATTCACCAGTCAGTTCCAACTGCTCAATTCAATAAGGGTTAAAAAGGTATAAATAGTATATATGGCTATACTTGCAAACATATTTATCGACCAAGGTGCTGACTTTTCAATCACTGTAGATGTCACAGACTCTTCAGGTGATGTATTAAACATGTCAGGATATTCTGCAGCTGCACAAATAAGAAAAACATATTCTTCTGCAACTGCAAGTGGAACATTCACATGCACCGTACAAGAAGCGAGTGGGCAAGTGACCATGGCATTAACAGATACACAAACAACAGCATTAGAAGCTGGTAGATATGTTTACGACATGACAGTCACCAGTGGTGGAGGAAACAAAACTAGAGTTGTTGAAGGACAGGCAATTGTGACGCCAGGAGTGACAAGATGAGCAACATAAAAGGAACATTAAGTAGAGTTGCAACTATCGGTGGAAGAATACAAGGACAAGGTAATCTTCGTGCAAAACAGGTTGCGATAGGAAATGCATCAACCTCTACAGACATATCAACTAAAAATTTAAACGAACTTGCAGATGTAAATGCAACAGAAACAGATGACGGACTTCTTTCATATGATGCCTCTTCTGATAAATGGACAACTACCACTTCTATAGACGGTGGAACATTTTGATTGTCTAAATACTAATACAAATCAAGGATACCAACCAGTGAAGGTATCGACCCACATAGTGAGTGGACAGGTTTTAAATATTATGTAATCAACGGCCCCGAAAGTGACGGGTCATTTAAAAACAATTAATTTTTATAGGAAAATAAAAATGGCAACAGTAATTCAAATTAAAAGAAGTACGGGTTCGGCTGCTCCTGCAGTATCTGATTTATCAGAAGGTGAATTGGCGTACGTTCAGGATAGGTCGAATGATGGTGCAAGTGCTAAATTATACATAGAATCAGTAGACTCATTAGGGGCTGCAGCTATTCACGAAGTCGGTGGTAAATACTATACAGACATCATGGACGGTGCAAAAGCAACTCCATCTAACTTTAAAGTTGGTAATGGTTCAACTGCTGGTGCAAGTGTACAATTATTAGAAGATTCAGACAACGGAACAAACTTCGTTGCATTGAAAGCTGCTGATACATTAAGTGCTTCAACAACATTCACACTTCCAACTGCAGACGGTTCTGCAAACCAAGTAATTGGTACAGACGGTAGTGGAAACTTATCATTCTTATCAACAACATCAACACTTGCAGGTGCAACAGACTCAGATATATCATCTCCAACAGGCGGACAATTGCTTGTTCATGATGGTTCTAATTCATTTGATAACGTATCACTAAGTGGTGACGTGACTATGGCATCAAGTGGTGCAGTCACAATCGCTGATAACGCAGTTCAAGTTGGAAATATAGACTTCTTTGTAGACGAAGACAATATGGCTTCAGACTCTGCAGTTAAAGTTCCTTCTCAACAATCTGTTAAAGCATATGTAGATTCACAAGTGACAGCACAGGACTTAGACCTTGCTGGTGATTCAGGAACTGGTGCAGTCGACTTAGACTCTCAGTCAATCACATTTACTGGTGGAACTGGTGTGACAACTTCTGTATCAGGTCAAGCAGCGACTTTCGCTATTGGTCAGGCAGTTGCAACAACATCTAACGTGACATTTAATGACGTAGATGTTGACGGAACACTTACTTCAGATGATATCACATCTACAAATATCAGTGTTGCAGGTAATGCTACAATCACTGGAAACTTAACTGTTTCAGGAACAACAACAACTGTAGACTCAACAACAGTTTCAATTGCAGACCCAGTGTTTGAAATTGGTTCTGATGCTTCAGATGATAACTTAGATAGAGGTATTAAATTCAAATATAACGATGGAGCTGCTAAACTTGGTTTCTTCGGTATGGACGAAAATACTCAAAAATTTACTGCATTAAAAGCTGCAACAGATAGTTCTTCAGTATTCAGTGGTACAGCGATGGACGCAGTATTCGGTGGATTAGAAGCAACTGGTCTTGCTCTAAGTGGTTCAATTACTTCATTAGACGGTGCAGCTCCAACAGCTGGACAGTTAATGATTGGTAATGGTTCTAATGGAGACATGGAACTTGCAACTTTAACTGCTGGTGAAGGACTTGATGTGACTAACGCTGACGGTGCAATCACATTGTCTGCAGAAGACGCTACAACATCTAATAAAGGTATCGCAAGTTTTGCTTCTGCTATCTTTGATGTTTCAAGTGGTGCTGTATCTATTAAAGATGCAACAACTTCAGTAAAAGGTATTGCTTCATTTGCTTCTGATAATTTCACACTCACTTCAGGTGCAGTTGCAATTACAGCTATTGATGGTGGAACATTTTAATTAATAGTTCGATTAACCAATTCAATAGGAGAGTAAAATGGCAACAGTAATCCAATTTAAAAGAAGTTCGACTCAGAACGAAGTCCCTGCGACTAGTGATTTATCACTAGGGGAACTTGCTGTAAATACTTACCACGGTAGGTTTTACACTGAAAAGAACGATGGAAGCGCTGCTGTTGTAGAAGTTGGGTCTAACCCAGCCTCTCTAACAATAAATGATGCATTAACATTCCCAACCAGTGATGGTACAAGTGGACAACTATTGTCCACTAACGGAAGTGGAACATTAGGTTTCACAGACGCACCTTCTACTGGTGTCACTACATTTACTTACAGTGTGACAGGAAACCAAACTCTATTCTCAGGTAATGACGATAACGGAACATCTTTATCGTATACACTTGGTTTAGAACAGGTTTACCTGAACGGTATTAAACTTGTTGTCGGAGACGACTATGCAAGAACTTCTACTAGTTCAATTACACTACAAGCAACTGCAGTTTCAGGAGATGTTTTAGAGGTAGTCGCTCAGACTTCGATTTCAAACTTAGTTCAAGGTTTCTTCACAACAAGTGAATTGACTGCAACTACGGCTGACCAAGTCTTGAGTTCAAACGCAACTGGTAATAAAGCAATTAAGTATGTCGTAATGGCATCTCATGCTAGTGCTGGAACTCATGCGACTGAAGTATTATTAATTAACGATGGTTCAAATGCGTACTTTGTACAATACGGTGATGCATTCTCAAGTTCTTCATTATTCTCACTTTCAAGTGATATAGATAGTGGAAACATGAGATTATTAGTCACACCTGCAAATACAAATACAACATTTAAAACCTTCCAAATTAGACTTTCATAAGGAGTAAAACATGGCGAAAACTAACGCATTTAAAATCGCTGAGTTAATTCGTGGTATACAATTTGATGTAGACAACGATGAGATTACGACTACTAAGAAAGTCAAATCGAAGGATAGAACATCAGGAAACGCAACAAAAACTGCAACTACAGAATTTGCACTCGATACATTTGCTCACGCAGATTTCAGAGCTGCAAGATATGTTATTGCAATGTCAGAGGGAAGTGATTTTCACTCTTCAGAACTTGTTGTTGTTCATGATGGTTCGGCCGTCACGTTAACTCAATACGGAACTATGAAATCTAAAAGTCTTGCAACTTTTGATGCAGACATATCAGGCTCAGATTTGAGACTATTATGTACACCTGCATCATCTAGTTCAACAGTTGTAAAGTTTGATAGATTGACAGTAGACGCTTAAGCGAAATAAAATAGAATTATTTTAGAGGGGGACTAAGTCCCCCTCTTTTTTTATATAAATAGTATTATGGCAACTAAAACTAAGTTCTTTACTGATTTAGGGTTTCAATCCTTAGATAACAGCACCGTAGACGGAGACTTAACAGTCACTGGAAACTTTACTGTTCAAGGAACTAGTTTAACAATTGACTCAACAACAGTTTCAGTCACTGATTCTATGTTTGAACTTGCAAGTGGAAACACTACAAGTGATATCATTGATATAGGTATATACGGAAACTATGATGACGGTCTATCAGATGGTGCAAGTGAATTTACGGGTCTTTTTAGAGACGCAACTGATTCAACTTGGAAATTATTTGATGGATTAGAAGTTGAGCCAGGAAATACAGTAAACATTAGTGGAACAGGTTATGCATATGCAGACTTTAAAGCTGGTGATATAGAAGCAACAGGTCAGTTAACTGCAGTAGGCCCACTTTCTCTAAGTAATTTGAGAATGGACGCAGACCAAAATTTAACAACAACTGCAACAACTGAAGTGGATTTAGATACATTTCCTCTATTAAGTTATAGAAGTGCAAAGTATCACATACAAGCATCACAAGGAACTAACTACCATGCAACAGAAGTTATGGTGATACATAATTCTACTAATGCTTATTTTTCTCAATTTGGAGATATCTATACAAACACTTCATTGTTTAATCTTTCTGTTGATACTAATTCAGGAAATGTTAGACTAAGAGTCACTCCTGCATCAGCTTCTTCAACTGCATTTAAAATAAGTAGAAATTTATTAAAAGTTTAATCTAAAACATACCTTTATGAAGAACACTATCTTCTAAATAGTATGTAGATATAGTAATTTTTCAAAATAGGACACATGAAAAAATGGCAACACAAAACAAATTTGTAGTAGAATACGGAGTCAGTGTCGGAACAACCGAAGTAATCAATTCATCAGGTAAAATCGTTGCAGCTGCAATTTCAGATTTAACAACTGATAATCTTGCAGAAGGTTCCGCTAAGTACTACGCTAATTCATTAGTAGACACGCATTTATCAGACGCATCTACATCTAAAACTCTGGCGAATGTTCAGATTGACGGAGGAACATTATAATGGCTGGAGAAAAGAATTTCAATATTAAGAATGGATTATCAGTTGCTGGTGTTGAGGTAATCAACTCATCAGGTGCATTAGTCGGTTCTTCAATAACAGAATCTATAGACGATAGAGTAAGTAGTTTACTTGTTGCAGGTACAGGTGTATCATTAGCATATGACGATGGTGCTGGAACACTTACAATCAACGGACAACAGGGTGATATCACTGGAGTTAATGCTGGTGCTGGTTTAACTGGTACTGCTACTTCAGGTGATGCAACACTTAATATTGGTGCTGGAACAGGTATCACAGTTAATACAGACGACATCGCAGTTAATATGTCTGCATTTGATACAGATGACCTTTCAGAAGGTTCGACAAACGAATACTTTACAACAACAAGAGCAAGAGCATCAATTAGTGCAAGTGGAGATTTGTCATATAACTCCTCAACTGGTGTAATATCATTCACAAACGATGCTGGTGATATCGAAAGTGTCACTGCTGGAGACGGTTTATCAGGTGGTGGAACTACAGGTGCATTATCACTTGCAGTAAATGTTGACGATAGTTCAATCGAAACAAGTTCAGACACATTACAAGTAAAAGCACTTGGTATTACAGACGCTATGTTGGCGGGTTCTATCTCAAACGCAAAACTTGCTAACAGTTCAATCACAGTTAACGGAAGTGCAACTGCCTTAGGTAGTGCAGTCACACTAGACACTGGAGACCTTTCAGAAAATGGAAATCTATTCTTTACAAACGAAAGAGTCGATGACAGAGTTAATGCATTATTGGTTGCTGGTACAAATATCACAACAACATATGATGACAGTGCTGGAACATACACAATTAACTCTTCAGGTAAAACACAAGAAGAAATAGAAGACATCGTAAACGGTTTAGTGGTTGGTGGAACAAACATCACTTCTACATATGACGATTCTGCTGGAACACTTACACTTGCTGGATTATCAGACGGTGATGTTAGAGGTTTATTCTCTGCTGGTGGTGATTTATCATACAACAGTTCAACAGGTGCATTCTCATTTACAGAAAGAACAGACGCAGAAGTAAGAGGATTAGTATCAGTCACCGATAGTGCAGGAGACGGTTCATTATCATACAATAATTCTACTGGTGTAATTACATACTCAGGTATTAGTGATTCACAAGTAAGAGGTAAATTATCAGTCACCGATTCAGGTGGAGATGGTTCACTTTCATATAATAGTGGTACTGGTGTAATAACATATACAGGCCCAAGTGCTGCTGAGACACGTGCTCATTTAAGTGCAGGTACTGGTGTTGGATTCAGTGGCGGTGCAATTAGTATTGGACAGGCAGTTGGAACTTCTGATAACGTATCTTTTGGAGACCTCACACTTTCAGGTGACTTGACCGTAAATGGCACAACAACTACTGTTAACACTGCAACTCTTAATGTCTCAGATAACATTGTTGTTGTTAACAATGATGTGACTGGAACACCTACTGAAGACGCTGGTCTTGAAGTAGAAAGAGGAACTTCTGCTAACGTATCTCTATTATGGGATGAGTCAGAAGACGAGTGGACATTTGGTTCATATAATGTTAAGGCAACTTCTTTTGAAGGTTCGTTAACAGGAAACGCTTCTACTGCATCTAGTGCTGCTCAATTAACATCTGCAAGAACAATATCATTAGGTGGAGACCTTTCAGGTTCTGCATCATTTAATGGTACAAGTGATATAACAATTACAGCCGCAGTTGCAGATGATTCACATAATCATACGATTGCAAATGTTGACGGATTACAGACTGCCTTAAACACTAAATATGAGAGTGGTTCTAATGCAACACTAGGAACAATTACAACTAGTAATACATCGAACTCAGGTGGATATGTGAGAAACATATATCAGTCAACTTCATCTCCTACAGGTAGTGATGGTGCAGTTGGTGATTTATGGGTTCTATACTCTTAATTAGAGTATAGGATTTTTTAACTTTTTAAGGTAATATAGAATATGGCAACAGGGTCACAAAAGGTAAAAACACCTTCGGGTTGGAGTTCAACTCAGGGTGGTTGGGTAAAAACAGGTTCTACAACATGGAAAGCTGTTGACCAAATATATGTAAAGACCCCTACAGGGTGGAATAATGCATCAGGTCAACAATCTGTTCAACAACCATATCCATACATTGCAAATAGTCAGACCCCATATATTGCTTCTAGACAAAATCCTTATCCGTATATCGCAAATGCTCAGACTCCATATATTGCTAATGCACAAAATCCTTATCCGTATATTGCTAATAGTCAGACCCCATATATCGCAGACGCACAGCAACCGTATCCGTACATAGCAAACAGTCAGACTCCATATATTGCGAATGCAAGACAACCGAATACTTATCAACATAGGTCGCCGTTTACATATCAAAATCCTTCAAATAAACAGTCGCCTTATATTGCAGCTGCACAACAACCTTATCCGTATATTGCATCTGCACAAGAACCTAACATAAGGAATGCACAACAACCGTATCCTTATATTGCAAATGCACAAGAACCTAATATAAGGTCAGCACAACAACCGTATCCGTATATTGCTAATGCTAGACAACCGAACACATACCAACATAGGTCTCCATTTACATACAGAAACCCTGTAAATGGTCAAACACCTTATATTGCAAATGCTAGAAGTCCAAGAGGATATAGAAATCCTGTAAATGGTCAAACACCTTATATTGCAAATGCTAGAAGTCCAAGAGGATATAGAAACCCTGTTTCTGCACAACAACCTAATATAAGGAATAGACAAACACCATTTACGTATAACGCTAGATATCCTGCAAATGCTCAGTCACCTAGTAATAAACAGAGTCCATTTACATACAATGCTAGATACCCTGCGAATGCTCAGTCACCTAGTAGTAGACAGAGTCCGTTCACATACAATGCTAGATACCCTGCAAATGCTCAGTCACCTAGTAGTAAACAGAGTCCATTTACATATAGTTTTAGAAGTCCAACCACATACACTTATCCCGACCCTGCAATTTGGGGCCCTTATCCTGTCACTGGTGGAGCATTATCTAATTATGCATACCATTATCAAGGATTTAGGTCTGCTGGTGCTGGGCCAACACAATATAGCACTGGTATTGGTTCAAGTCCATGGTCTTCTTTGCCTGATGTATCTCCTTATATCCAACACCAATGGCTTTCTTTCAGGAGTCCTATCAGCTCAGGTACCACCACCTTAACACTTGGAAACTTTAACAACGCACCAAATTCTTTATGGTATGGTAATCAGTTTACATATGTGCAACTGATAACACCTGCTGGAACTACAAATGTGCCAGTTGCATCTATGACATATTCAGCGCCGTCTCTACCAACTGCCACATCTTTTACACTTACTATTCCTGCACCTTCAGTACCTACATATACTTTAAGTAATGGTGTAAGTGGTACAATAGCATTATTTTAATGGAGAATAAGAAATGTCAATAACAACAATAACAATAGACGGACAAGATTTTTATCAAAGAAGTCCTCTTTCAACAGTCACATGTAATAGTGTAGATTACACTGTTCATTTAGCTATGCCACTTACGAATTATACTGTAGGTGGAACTGTTGATACTTCAACTGCAACAGAACATTTTGAACGGTTGGAAACAAATAGAATTAATGAAGCAATTGCAATGTCATACGACTTACCAGTAGTAGAAGGTGGTAGTGAAGTTTGGACTTTAATAGATGCTTGCCCATACTTAACAGCGGTATAATAGGAAAATAAACAAATGGCAATAGGAAATACCCAACAACCAAATATAGGAAATGCTAGACAACCTAATATTTATAGGAATCCGTTTACCTATAGGGTTCCGTATATTGCCAATGCAAGACAACCTGTAATCTATAGGAATCCATTTACATATAGGGTTCCATATATTGCTAATGCAAGACAACCTAATATCTATAGGAATCCGTTTACCTATAGGGT